TCTACTGTAAATGAACTAGAGGTTTCTGGTGGAGAGAATTTTAAGAATATATGGTGTGATAGTGATATAGAAGAGAGAGACGCTAATGGTAGAACCAGATCTGGTATGTATTCTTATTTTACCCCCGCTTACGATGGGTATGAGGGTTTTATAGATAAGTATGGTATGTCAGTAGTAGATGATCCTACAAAAGAACAATCTGCATTTATAGGTAAAACTATAGGAGCTAAAGAGTATCTTCAAAACATTAGAGATGCTTACAAAAATAACACAACTAAACTTTCTGAAGAGAAAAGACAAAGACCTTTTAGTATAGAAGAGGCTTTTAGAAGTGATTCAAGATATAGTCCGTTTGACGTTGAAAGAATATACCAGCAAATGGATTACAATGAAGAAGCTACAAACCTAGTAGTTAAAGGTGATTTTGTATGGAAAAAAGGTTTAAAAGATACAATGGTTCTATGGCAACCAGGATCTCAAGGAAGATGGAGAATATCTTGGATACCTCCAGAAGAAAGAAGAAATAACATTACTTTAAAATGGGGTAAAAAAGCTCCTGGTAATGAAATAGAAATGGTTGCTGGGTGTGATCCATATGACCACGATACAACTACAGATGGTAGAAGATCTGATGCAGCTTGTTATGTATATAAAAAGTTTAGCATGATAGATGATTTCTCAAATCAGTTTGTATGTGAATATATAGCCAGGCCTCCTAAAGCAGAAATGTTTTATGAGGATGTGCTAAAGACTTGTATTTTTTATGGGTGTCCAATACTTATAGAGAATAATAAAATAGGAATAATAAAGTATTTTGAAAGAAGAGGTTATTTAAATTATTTAATGGATAGGCCAGAATCTACACATACTGAAAATTCTAGAAGACAGAAAACAAAAGGTATACCATCTACAGGAGTAGCTGTTCTTAACGCTCAAACAGAAGCTATTGCTAGTTACGTATATGATTATGTTGGACTTAATAATGAAACTGAAGAAATGGGTAGGTGTTATTTTAATAGACTGTTGGACGATTGGAGTAGATTTGAACCAAGTAATAGAACTAAATATGATGCTACTGTAGCTTCTAGTTTAGCTTTATTAGGTTCACAAAAACATGCAATACAAAAGAAAATGACAAAAATAAAACTTAACTTTGTTAAAAAATATAGAAATACAGGATTAATATCTAAGAAAATATAGATGAAAAAAAAATATGAACTAATAGGAGGTTACCCTACCGTTTTTGCGACAAATGAAGAAAAGGCTACAAAAGAATATGGTCTTCAATATATTAAAACTATGTATTCTGATTGGAAAAACAACACCGAATTAGCTTATCAGGATAAAAAAAGAAGTTTTCATAAAATGAGAGCTTATGCAGAAGGGACCCAGAGTGTGGCTAAATACAAAGACTTATTAGATGTTGAGGGAGATTCTTCTTACATGAATATAGATTGGACTCCAGTATCTACCATACCTAAATTTGTAGATGTTGTTTGTGGAGATATGACAAATAGAGAGTTTGCTATAAAAGCTAACGCTATAGATGATAAATCTAGTATAGAAAGAAAAAAGGCCATGAGAGAGTTAATGGCTGATATGATGACTGCTGGAGTAAGATCTAAGCTTACTGAGATAACTGGAAGAGATTTTAAAAAACAAGGTTTTGTTCCTGAAGATATGGAAGAGATAGAATTGTTTATGAATTTAAATTATAAGCAAGCTCATGAAATATCATTAGAAAAGGGTATAGATTTTGTTTTACAACAAAATGATTTTGATGAAATTAAAAAGAAGTCTATAAGAGATTTAGTAGTTGTTGGTACTGCTGCTTTAAAAACTTACATAGATCCAGTAGAAGGTATAAAAATAAAATACGTAGATCCTGTTAATTTAATTACTTCCTATTCAGAATCTTCAGATTATAAAAACATACAACACGCTGGGGAAATATACAATATTACTATAGGAGATCTAAAAAGAATGGCTGGAGATCAATTTACAGATGAAGAATATGAAGACATAGCAACAAGACACGCTAACAAAGCTTCTGATAATGATAATTTATTTGGAAGGTCTTTTTCTAACCATGGAACTTATTCTAGTGAGTATGATAAATTTTCTATAGAAATAATGGATTGTGAATTTATATCAACTTATGACTTAAATTATGAGAAGAAGGAAAATTCATTTGGAGGTTACTCTGTAAGCAAAAGAAAAAAAGGATATAAGATACCTAAAAAATCAAAACATAAAAGAGAGAAAATAAGTAGCACAGTAAAAGTTGTGTATAGTGGAAAGTATGTAGTTGGAACAGATTATATATTTGATTATGGTTTAGCTAAAAATATGTCAAGACCTAAGTCTAATTTATCTGAGACTAGATTATCTTACATAGTATATAGTCCTAATTTAAATAGAATGAGTAATGTTTCTTTAGTGCAAAGAATGATACCTTTTGCTGATCAAATTCAATTAGCTCATTTAAAGATGCAACAGGTTATGGCTAAAGCTAGACCAAAGGGAGCAGCTTTTGAAATAGGGTCTTTAGAAAATGTATCTAAAGGAGATGGGGGAACATTTACGCCTCTAGAACTTCAAGAAATCTACGATCAAACTGGTAATATATATTATAGAAGGGTTGATGATGAAGGAGTAGCTTCTAACACTGTTCCTATACAAGAACTAGAAAATGGTATAGGTAGAGATATGATGCAACTTATACAAATATACCAACATAATCTAAATATGATACGTGACGTTACTGGAGTTAATGAAGCTAGAGATGGTGCTAAACCTTCTAGTGAGGCACTTGTAGGTGTACAAAAAATACAACTTATGGCATCTAATAACGCTACTAGATCTATTGATGACGGTTTTACTAAGATTGTTGAAAATTTAGCAAAGTCTTTATCTATGAAGCTTCAAGACGTTGTAGAGTATGATAAACCCTTAAAAGGTTATATGTCCGCTGTTGGTAGTGCTTCTATGAAAACAATAAAGGTAAATAAAAATATATCTCTTCATGATTTTGGTATAGGTATAGAAGTTGCTCCTGATGAAGAAGAAAAAGCTAGACTTGAACAGTCAATACAAATGTCACTAGCTCAAAAGGAGTTAAGATTAGAAGACGCTATAAATATTAGAGATATTAATAATCCTAAATTAGGAGCAAGAATGTTAATATTAAGAAGAAAGAAATATCAAGAAGAACAAATAAAAATAGCTCAAGGTCAATCACAGGCTAATTCACAGCAACAGCAACAATCAGCAGCTATGGCAGCACAAATGAAGCAAGGAGAAATGCAAATGCAAGCTCAAATGGATGCTAAAATGAAAGAAATGGATTCTCAATTTGAAATGCAAAAGATCCAGATGGAATATCAGCTGAAAAATCAATTTGAGGAGCAGGCACATATTAGAAGATTGAAAGAAATAGATGCAGGTAATATGGGTAAAGTAGCAGCTAATCAAGTTCAAGGAGAATCTAGAGAGAAATCTGCTGCAAAAAGTGCTCATTACCAATCTAAAATGATAGAACAAAGAAAAGGTAAGGATGAACCTATAGGAGATCCAGACATGATGATAGAAATGTAAAAAATAAAAAAACTTATGGATAGTTTGATTATATCTATAAAATTCATATTTTTGCAAAAAAGAGTTTTAATTTAATATAATATAATATGGCAGATGAAATAGGAGAAATGTTCGCTGAACAACTAGGCGGAGAAATAGTACCAAACGAAAATTCAGCCAATGAGGCTATGGTTGTAGATTTATCTACTCCAGAACCCACACCTGAACCAACGACAAGTACTACGGAAGAAACTCCAACAGAAAATAAATCAAGTGAAACTTCTACGGAAGAAACTCAAGTTGAGTCTAAAGTAGAAAACCTTGATAATAGTAATCGTTCTTTAAATAATGAATCTAGTGATCAACCAGAACAAGAGGTTAGTCCCGCTAAAGACATAGAAGAGAATAAAAAAGAATTTTTGAATTTTGTAAACGATCAGTTTAAAACAAATTTTGATTCTTTAGATTCTTTCAATGAAGCTTTAACCACTAAGAAAACATCTTTCGCTAACGAACAGATAGAGAAGATGAATAATTTTGTTAGTGATACAGGTAGAGGTATAGCAGACTATATAAGAACTCAAACTGTTGATTATTCTAAGATGTCTAATGAAGATGTTATGAAGGTTAGTATAAAACAAAACAACCCTGAATTAACATTAGATGAGGTTAATATTTTAGTCGCATCTAAATATAAGACAGATAAGGATAAATACAGTGAAGCAGATCAAACTCTTGGTAAGATTGAACTAAAGACAGATGTAGCTAAGGCTAGAAAAGAACTTATAGATATACAGGATAAATATAGAACACCTGTTGAAAATAAGGAAAATTCTGCTGAAAATGAAGCTGTAAGAGCTGAGTGGGTAAAAGATATGTCTTCGGAAGTTGATGAGGTTGATTCAATAACATTTGATATTAATGATTCAGGGGAACAATTTACCTTCTCTTTAACAGATGGTCATAGAAAAGATTTAGTAGATGCAAATTCTAACTTAAATGATTTTTTTGGTCAATATACAAAAGAGGATGGAGATTGGGATTTTGATAGATTAAACACCGATATGTTTGTATTAAGAAACTTTCAAGATATAATAAGAAGTGTAGCTAACCAATATAGATCTAAGGGAACCGAGCAGGTAGTAAAGGATATTAAAAATCCTTCGTTTAATAACGAACCTAGACAAAATACTGGTAAAAGTGTGTCAGTAATGGACCAAATAGATGATATTATATATGGAGAGAACGAGGGATTAACAATAAGATAAATAATTAATAAAAAATTAAAAATATAAAAAAATGGCTACAGTAAGTTTAGGTTCTGGTATGGTTTTAACGCCAAATGCCGCTCAAGTTGCTACTTCGGAGAATTATGTAAGTTCTCTTACGACAGTTTCAGGAGAGTTGCACAAGCGTGACGTATCAGAAAAATTAATAAAAAGGTATGGAGACCAAGGTATTACAGGTCTTCTAGAGCTAATGGGATCGAAAGCTCCTGTTTCTCAAACAAATTTTGAACATTATGAGGAAACATTCCGACATAATGATATGACAGTTACAGTTCAGTCAGATGGTAATGCAGGTGCATCAGCAGGTGGTACAGATGCTATTGATGTTGCTATAACTGACAATTTAGATGCTAATACATTTGATAATGATCATCCAGTTAGAGTTGGAGATATTGTTTTATTCGCTGATGGCGATATGGGTTACGTAACAGTAGTTACTGCACCTAACGCTATTGACCCTATTACAATAATTCCATTGACAACTTTTGCATCAGCAAAAACAGCTAGTTCTACATATGAAATGTCTATTATAGGTAATGCTTACCCTGAATCAACAGGACAACCAGGATCTTTAATTCCATTATTACATGAATACGAAAACAACGTAATGATTATGAAAGAATCATTTGAAGTTTCAGGTACTGAAGCTACAAACGTAGTTTACGTAAAAGTTGATAATGAAAAAATGGGATCAGGTTACCTTTGGTATTTAAAAGGTGAGTCAGATACTTACAAAAGATTTATGGACTATTGTGAATTACAAATGATCTTAGGTAAGAAAATCACTAACTCTACGTTAACTGGTTCTTCTGCTACTATTGATGGTGTTGCAAGTACATCTTTATCTACTCTTAGAAGTACAGAAGGTTTATTTGACTTTGTTGCTAACAAAGGACAATCAATGGATTTAGGATCTGCTGCAATTACAATGGCTGACTTTGATAATATTGTTAAATCTTTAGATAAATACAGAGGTGCAAAAGAAATGGCTATGTACGCTGGTATTAATTTATCTTTAGATATTGATGATTTATTAGCTGCTCAAGGTGCTTATGCTGCTGGTGGTGCCAACTTTGGTACTTTCCAGAATAATAAGAACATGGCATTGAATTTAGGTTTCAACTCTTTCACAAGAGGAGGTTACACATTCCATAAGAAAACTTATGATTTGTTAAATCACCCTAAATTGACTGCTATGACTGGTTCTAATTATCCAGGATGGGGTATTTGTATTCCTATGGACATGCAAAAAGATGCTAAGTCTGGAGAAAAGATTCCTTCATTGAGAATGCGATATAAAGCGGCAAATGGTTATTCAAGAGAGATGGAACACTGGTTAACAGGTTCAGCAGTTTTACAAAATAAAACAGAAACTCAAGATAGACTTAAATCTCACTACAGAACTGAGAGAGGGTTTGAAGGTTTCGCTGCGAATCGTTACATGTTAATCAAGAAATCTTAATTATTAATCTTTTAAAAAATATATATAAAATGAAAAATATGTTATATTTCGCAAGTGCTGCTCCTGATGGAACAGCAAGTACTGAACAAGCAGTTTGTTTTCCTGCTGACCAACTGTCTCACTTTGAGATGGCTTCAGCAACTTCAATGAGAATATACTTTGAATCTAGTCAAGAAAATGACGCTGACTCAGGTATAGACGCTGCTCACACTGTACTTACCGTTGCTACGGGCAAGCACAAAGAGGCTATGCAAGACATTGTTGAAGTTATCAACAGAGCAAGTGGTGGTAACTATGGCTTTATTAATATTGCAGACAGTGAAACTTCAGTGTTTTGCAGTGAGCATATTACAGCTTGTGCTTCTATTGCTGTAGTTGATGCATCATAATTGCGAACTGTCTTGAAATGATATACAGGCAGTATAAAGAACATATCTAAGGAGAGGGGAGTTTCTCCCCTTTCCAAAGGTATCTTAATAATAATTTTAATTTAATTTTAGAAATGATAAAGAAAAAAAACACTACTAAAAAGACTGTAGATACAATGGTTCAAGAAACTGTTGCTACTCCTACAGCACCAAAAACAAATACCAACGGTATTAAAAACCTTAATTTTACTAACAAGAATAAATCTAAAAAACCTTCTATATATCAACTGATACATAATGGGGGAAAAGATAAAAGAGGTAAAATGATATATCCTGTTGTTTATATGATAAAAGCTGAAGATATTATATATGATTCAGAAAAAGACATTAATAGAAAAATAAGATATATACCTGGAGAATCATCTATATTTGAAGATGATCAAAAAGAAGATGCTAAAGTAAAATCTCCTATTACATTTAGTTCTGGACTTTTATTTGTTGACAAGACAAACCCTTCATTAAAAAAGTATTTAGATCTATGTAATTTAAATCAAAGTAATCCTGATAGAGATCCTACAACAAGACCAGCTTTCAAATTACTAACACCAGAAGTTGACGCTAAACAAAAGCTACAAAAATCAATGTTAGAGTTAGATGCTGTTAAAGTTGCACTAGAAATGTCTTTAGATAGATTAATTGGATACGCTAAAGTATTAGGAGTTAATGTGAGTAAGTCTACAGATGAAATAAGGTATGACATGAAAATTTTAGCAGAGAAAGATCCTAAATCTTTTATAGATGGTATGGATGATCCTATGACAGAACTTAAAGAAGTTTTAATAAGAGCTACTCAAAATAAAATTATTTCAATAGGTGCTCAAAAAATAACTTGGATTCAAGGAGATCAAAGAACTATTATAACTCACGTACCTTTAGGTGTCAAAGGAATAGATCATATGGCACATTATTGTATGTCTGAAAAAGGTGAAAGTACACTAGATCACATTAAACTAAAATTGAATAAGTTAAACTAAAAACATATTTAACAGAGTTATTAAAGGGGGTGCAGGTTTGTTACCTCCTTTTTTTTTGCTATATTTGTACCAAAAGGATGCAAGATGACAATAGACGAATTATATAGATTTGTACAGCTTATAGCAAATAAAGAGCAAAGAGGTTTTATAAAACCATCTGAATTTAATTTATTAGCACAACAGTCTCAACTAGATTTAATACACGATAGAGTAGCTAGATACAAAACAGAAGGAGAAATACTTAAACAAATGTCATCTTCATTAGTTCAAAATCATTCTGTTTTAGATGATATAAGAACAGTTATTAAAAAAGTAATATTAACTTATGATGAT